AAAATGAAATGTCCATTAAATTGGGTATTTCAGAAAATATGTACAGAATGTACGAGAATGGAAAGTACAATGGAAGCCAATTAAAAAAACATCTCTGGTCCTTTCCAGGTTAGGCTTTAAATTTTTCAGATTCCATAATTTATCCAGATCCGCATCGTTTAGGTAAATGTGTTCACCAATTTCTTCAAAAGCACGAAAATCATCATTTTTAAAGATATCGTTGTGGTGCAGCTTTCCGTAGGTATACTTTAAAATACTTTTGAGCACTTTAATATCCATACCTATGGTATTAATGGCTTTCTTTTTATCATTGCGGTGTGCCACCAGTTCCTGGTAGAAATCCATGTCAATATCATTGATATGGATTACAGGCCGCCATTCCTGCAGCATGGTTTTTAAAGCTTCATACTTCTGTATTCTTCTGAACTTTATATTGGTACCCTTTCTGGTGTTACGGATGCCGCTTTTGCTATCCTGAATGAATGCATCTATTATTTGGTAGAAATCAGTCAGATGTCCGTCTTTCTGTTTTACAATTGGTTTCTTTTCTGCTTTACCTGGTTTCAGGCGCTGCAACATTTCATTTTTCAGAATTTGATTATCATAATCAATACCGGCACGTTTGTATTCACCTATAATTTCCAGCAACGTATTTTCGTATCTATCTAAGATATTTTTCTTAATTTTATTGGCAGCCGCTATTTGGCGCGGAAGTTCTTTGTCTGCGGAAGGCCGCATGGTTTCCGGATGCCAGTGTTCCGGTAGAATTGTTTCACCGGTAGAAAAAACGAACCTGTCTTTATTGTAGTACATTGCCAATACAATCAGCTTTTCACCTTTTTTATTTTTGTTGGCTAATTTAAAAAAGACATTCATAGTAAATTATTGCGTTATTTATTGCGGTTAAAATTTCACTAAAGCGATTTTTAAAACAATTATTAGCACTAATTTAGACAATAAGCGTATTTAACACACAAAAAAGGTAATAAAAAACCAAATAAAGTAAAGTATAACAGCCCCGTACGGGCTACTTTAACAACTGAAACCGCTATATTTTATAGCGGTTTTAATATTTTAAGAAGCTTTATTGCGGTATTTATTGCGGACGTTAAATAAAAAAAGCGGATAAAAATCCGCCTTATGACATAATGTATGAAAAAAACTAAATTTCTTTAGGATAAATAAATCCAATCAGATTCAATCCGTTTTTTTGATATGCTGATTTTAATACCCGGTTCTTAGTAGCTACAATGTAACCTTCACGACCACCTTTATCGTTTGTGTTGCCTTCCACTGTTTTAAAGGTAATGCCATTATTTTCAATTACAATTCCAATATGACCCTGCCAGCTATTTCCATTCCTCCACACTGCTAAAGAACCAGGCTTTGGTGTCATTCCAGTATTCCAGCCACTTTGTTTGGCTAAATCGAAGTTTTTAAATGTAGCTGTTGCAGATCCACTAAACAATTTATCAATAGCAGATGTTTCAGATGAACCTGTGTAAGCTTCCTTCCAAACCAATTCAGTAAAAAAAGAACACCATGACATTCCTTTATCCCAACCGGTTTCTTTCATGCGTTTTTCAAAATCTGCATCATTAAATCCGGAATTATTAGGTTTTTCAGTTTTGCCAATATACTTTTTTGCTGTTTGTACTATTTTATCTATTATCATGACCATAATTTTTTAATTATATTTTTAGATTTAAATGCAATATTTGCAAATGGTATGTAATTTTTAGCCAACGGCCAAAGTAAATTCTGTATTATAATCCATGAAGCTGCGCCTACCATAATCCACGGCCAGATGCTGCCTTTCTTACTATTATCAACAGATGATCCTTCGCCGGTAGCGGATTTATTTGGCTTGAAAACAGCTTCATTATCATTTCCATTTTGCGCAGGCCCTTTCTTAGCTTCCTGATTTACGTTTCCGGTTCCGCTTTGATTGGTTCCGCTTTTGGATGCCTGATTGCCATCACCTACCTGGCTGTTTTTATTTTTTGAGTTTATGTAGGTATTGTTTATTATTTTTTTAGCCTGTGTTTGTGCCAATGTTTTATAAAAATCTCTTTCCTGAATAGCAGTATTATATTTTTTTGCCATATCCAAAGCTGCAACTTTATAATAATTGCAATTAGAAGTGTCTGTTATCCGAATTGTATCAGTTTTTTCAATTCCGTTTTCATATACAGTTTCATAAATGTAAACCGGTTCTACTTCAGTAATACTATCTAACAATGCCTGAATTTTATCGTTGCAAGGATTTTTTTCAGTTGGTAGTGAGATAGTAGGTGCAACCTTTCGACTGCACCCAATGGCCAATATACCCAACAGGCCTAATATAAATAGTTTAGTTCTCATTTTAAATCTTTTTAAAAATTTGCCGTAATTTATTAATTGCCAAATCAATTTCAACTCTTTCGTGTTTGTCGCTGAAATCTGTATTTTTTACATTGGTAGCTACTGAACAGTAGTATATGTAGTTACTTTTTTCCTGTGCTAAAAAATAGATTTCTGAATACTTTATGTTTTCATCTAAGTACAGATTTTTTAGCATTGAATCTTCCATTTTTTCAAGAGACAGCTTTGTAAATCCATTTACCAAAACTTGAATCATCATGTTGATATATGGAACATCCACCTGAATGCTTTCATACTTATTTCTAAGTTTGTTTAATTCGGAACCATCCTTTGTTTGCTGCCATAAACACTTTGTATAATACGGATGCTTTGGATTAGGAACGCTGCCGGAATCGTGACCTCTGAAAATTAAAAATCTTGTTGCTGAAGTTTTAGCAACCACATCAGACATAATCACATTCATATCTGAAATGTCTTTTAGATTCGCTAAAATTACATCGGTCTGTATTTTATTTTTTCTTTCCTTATATCTTTCAATCCAGTAATCAAACAACTTTACGCCTAAAGCACCGCCAATAAGCTTGAAAACATTTTCGATTATGTTGTTAGTGTCTAATGTCATTTTATGATATAGATTTTCAATTTCTTGAAAAATATTTGGATAGACTTTTTTAATTATTGCTGTCATTTCTTTGTAGCGTTTTATAGGGTTCTTACGCTTCTAAGGAACTGACGGATTATTTTGTTTTCTTCAAAAGTTTTATAGTTGACTTAATTTTATCTATTAGCATTCTAATCAGCATTAGTATAAATGTCATAGTGAATCCTAATCCAAAATAAAAGAACTCTGTATCTTTATATGGTGTAAAAAAATCAACTATAAAATTTCCGGCAAATGCTGTAAATAATTGTTCTTTGTACCTTGCTATTACCGCAAATACAACCAATCCAAAGAGTAAATCATTCCAATTTCCTCTGTCAGAAAACCAATACTTTATATCAAATTTTTCTGGTGAATATTCGGCACGTTTGCCGCTTGCTGTAAAGTTGGCTAACTTAAAAGTTATAAAGCCAACAAATCCGACTAACATAATTTGTAATGGTGTCATTGTACTGCTTTTACGAGTGAAAAAATAGATGCTGCTATAATTGCAAATGACAGCAAGTAGAAAACAACTGCAGCCAGCTTCTTGACAATTTCTTTTTGAATCAAAATAGTGTTGCCGACAAATAAGCCGGCTCCGATAATCAAACCAATTACACACGCTATAATTGCGCCTATTGGTAATGGATGGTTGTATAAGACTTCTAAGATCATAACCTGTATTTTTTAGATGTGTACAATAAATGAAATGTTAGTGTTCTTACAAAGTAAACAGAAAGCAACATGAATGAATAGTAAGGTGTTATTTTACCGGAAATAAAACCAACTAAGAAACCTGAAACAAGCAAACAGATAGTAAGCACGAACTGGTATTTGTGCCAGCCGTCTGTAAACATTACCAGTAAATTTTTCATTAACCAGACTTTTATTTTACCTGTGTATTGGTGCTTGTTTTTACTGCTTAAACGCTTATGCCAATACTCGAAAGGTGTTTTATTCAATTTTTCTTCTTCACTTAAATCACATATCATTTTTGCATAGCCTGAAATAGCGGAAAAAGCGTGAGCAAGCACGGCAAATACAATTGATATTATGATTAAGGTTGTTGTCATTTTCCTAAAATCTGATTTTTACCGCTTAGTATTTTTGAATCTAAAACTGCTTCGTTTTCCGATAATATAGATTGTACTCTTTCAGCTATTGTTAAAATTTCTTTGTTTTCCAATTTGAATGCTTCCAACAATTCAACATCCGTGAACTCATGCAACTGTTGCAATATAGGATATGCGATGTCTTTAATCTGTTGTTTCAAACTAATATGCATTGCTGGGTTTATGTCTTTAGCAACGCCTTGAGGTTGTGAATTAGTAGCCAACATTACCTTTATAAATGAATCCGCATCTATATCAATTTCTTGCAGATAGTCATCTGCCGAATTTTCATTCACTAATTTGTTAAGTTGTATTTGCAACAGAAACGGTAATTCTGACCAACAGCTATGTGTGGCAAAAAATATTTCTCGGTTTGTTATTTTTAATTTCATAGTGATTGTATTATTATTTGTGGCAATAATTGTACGTTATACTTTTTTAGTAATTCCGATAACTCTTTTTGAAAATTCTGCGCATTTTCTTTTTTCTGCTGCTCTTGTATTTCCTGTGCCTGTTTTAATATTTCTTCGTTTGACATATTTTAGTTTTTATTCTGCTAAAATTAATTTCCAAATTGTACCGTTATACATCCATAATCCTGCACTTGTAAAAGTTCCATTTGTGTCTGTTGCATACAAAATCAAACCTTTAGCAGGTGAACTAATTGCACTCGCCTGTGTTGCTGTCATTCGTGGTGGTAAAAAACCAGATTTAGTAGAACTAACTTCTAATTTTGCAGAAGCAACTGGTGAGGTCGTTCCTATACCTACATTAGATGTCGCTTCTGTAGCACCACCGTTTATTGTCATAACGTTATTAGGAGTGAATGAAGCAAAGCCACCCGCTAATCCTGTGTTTGCTGAAAAAATCAATTTACCCAAATCTCTCTCAATTACCGTTGCCGTTGTGTATGCAGATATATAATTGGAACTTTGATAAGCAGAACCGCCAATACCTAAAACGTATCTTTGATTTAAAGTTTTTCGAGATGCAACAAACATATTTTCATCAGTTCCACCTCTAAGGTAGTTAACACCATTTCCAGACTCTAACACTAATCCTTGAGAATTTGAAGCTTGTAAATATGTATTTCCTGAAAGCCTATAAAACAAGGCACCACTTGAACCACCTAATTGTAATGCGCCTGAAGTTATATTTATTGAGCCATTAGACTGAATAGCAGATGTCACACCCTCTGCATAAATTCCAAAATTATTGCCTAATGTTTGTGTATTTCTGAAATAACCTGCATAAGATGAATTACCTGTTCCTGCCATTATTCCTGTTAGTTCACATTCAAATAATCTGTTCTGCGTATTTAATAAACCGCCACTTGATGAGCTTATTTTTAAACCTGTATTGCTTTGCAAACTATTCCAACGCCATTCTTGTTGAAAATTACCGTTGTCTATTGTATTTACTGCTGATGCAGCAGTAATAGAATTTAAAGCTGTACCACTAACTAATGCAACTATATCAGAAACTAAACCTTTTTTAAGATTATTACTATCCGAAGTGTCGCCAAATAATACATAATCAGTTCCAACAATAGTTGCTGCGGTTTTATTACTTATTGCGGTTTTATCTACGGTTAATGCCGTTGCGCCTGTTACTTCGCCTGTATGTGTAGCATTACTTACAAGTCCGCTATATTGTAAATTTGTGGCATTGTCACCAGTGTTAGTTCCGGATGTGTTACCTACTACTACTAATTGTGCATCTGTAACATAACGCTTATCTGTACTGTCTGCTATGTCAGCAGTAGTAGCATCTGCACCACTTGTTACAAGCCCATTAGCATCATAAGTAATTTTTGTCTTTGTTGCACCTGTTATAGCAACGTTTTTTTGCAGATAATTAGTTAATGCAGATGCTGTAATGTAACCCAAAGAAATTACCCAATCGTAAACCGCTTTTACACTCGGATATTTAGTGTTACTGGCTTGATCTGTAACTACACTTGTACTTTTATTGGCTGCATCTTCCTTACTTGTAGCTAATCCGCTATACTGTGAGTTTGTAGCGTTATCACCTGTATTTGTTCCGCTTGTATTTCCTAATACTACTAATTGTGCATCTGTAACGTATCGTAAATCACTTACAGAAGAAATATCACCAGTGTTTAAAAGAACAACACCAGTATGACCATTTACAGAATCTACGGCACCGCCACCACCTCCACCGGAAGAAACTAATGGATTACCAGGAGTACCATCCCCGGTAATAGTAGTACCATCCACAGCAACAGATCTTAATCCTTCAGTAATAATGCTTTTTACTGAAATTCTTTGCGCTGTTATGTTTGAAATTATATTATCCATAGTGTGCCAAATGTCCATGTTTTAATCGTTTCATTTGGAAAAGTATAAGTAACTGCAAAATTCCATTTTCCTTTTTCCCAGTCCAGAACGGTATTTTTCAAAATTGTATATTTTCCTTGCGCTTCTATCACATCTGATATTCCATCATCAATGGTAAATGTTTTAGACGCCGGTAATGTTTCTTTATAGGTGCTAATAGTAAGCTGCGGTTCATAAGTAAATATGGCTTCAATGTCAGTATATGCCAAACTTTTAGGCTGATCATTAACCAGCAGTTCAACATCAATTCCATCAATGCTATTTCCTTTTACACATTCTATTCTATCTTCCTGACATGCCATTTTATGCTGTTTGTTCGGTTAAGTATACAAATCCCTGATTTGATGTATCAATTTTTACGCTGGTGTAATAATCTGCCAGTTCACAGGCACACTGGAAGCCATTGTCTTCATTTGCTATCACTGTAAAAGCCAGACGGCCCATAGCTGTGTTCATCGCATCGTTTCCCTGCATCTGCCGTATATTTAATGATTTTATGCTGGTATGCGATATCAGCGGATTGGCAAAATCCAGCGTCTTATATGCCGGATGCTCTAAAATATAGCGGCAAATACCTAAAATACGTTGCAGGATAAATGCAGCACGTACGGCACCATCAGCTGCATTGTTTGAAATTGCAGATGTATAGACATCCACAAAGAATTCATAGGTACCGCGTACACTGCTTTGATTTTTACTGTCGTAATTTCCACTGGCCAATGATATGATAATGGTTGGCACTTCCACTTTATCTACCGGCGTATTGCGTTCTACAAATACATCGCATTGCAAAATATTATTATTAGAAAGCTGCAACTGATTTTTTATTTCTGTAAAAATAACAGCACCTATCCTATCACGTATGATTTCGTAATTCTGAGGTTGTATGATAGTTTCTATTTTTGCCATTATTCGTAATCTTCAACAATACAAACAATCAGTCCAATGGTTTCATCCGGGAAGAATTGATTAATAGTATATTTTTTAGTTATACCTGTAGAATCCTTTACTTCCATATTATGGTTTCTTAAATCCACTTCGCCGCGGCTATTGCGCATCGGGTAATTCGTTATATTCACTTCACTGAATGATATATGCGCTTTTCTGCTGTTTACCGGCATTCCATCGGTATCTACACCTAAATGAATTTTTGTATGCAGCCCGGTTATATTTTTTTCGGTGCCGTCAGGTGCCGTCAACTTTATTTCTACAGCAAAATCATCCAAGTTGGATGTAATCTGTGCGATGTCTGCTTTTGCCTGATCTATTAAACCCATACTTACTACTTAGAAAAAAAGGCGAATAGTTACATTCGCCTTTAAAATATTTATACAACAGCGCGCAATTATGCAACTTTCATAGTGTAGATTTGATCTACTGCTACCGGTACTGCTACACCTGCAGACTTAATGTCGAAGATGTGTGCAGAATTTCTTTCATCGATGTAATCGCCTAACACATACTGTCCTTTCATTGGCTGCGCACCATCGTTTAATAAACGCGGTACTGCTGCGAATGCCATGGTGAAACGTGGTGTTTCCGGCAATAAGATTACTTTTTCTTCTTCAATGAATGGCGTAGCAACACCTGATGCATTTTCAAAGATTTCTGGGTATGACCATAAATCTACACGGTATGCACCGGCAGAAACACTTCCATTGTAAGAAGCACCTACTGAATTACGTTGTGGTGCAGAAATCATATCTAAGCTGAAATTTTTGATATCAGCACGGCTTTGAACTTTCGTGTTATCCAGGAATGCAGCCAGTGCTTTTGCACCCATGATTGCATTGATAACAGAACCGGATGATTTACCTTTTTCACGCAGGAATTTTGCACCATTTTCTAAATCGGTAAACGGTTTAGAGTTTGTGCTGTCTGTCCAACGTCTGTTGGCATTGATGTCAGCTACATCGATAATTGATTCCGCTTTTCTTTTGAAATCAATTTTGCTTCCGTCAGCAAGTGTAAGAACACCTGTTGTAAATACATCAGCACATTGTTTTTCGTATGCACGGTCAATTTTGTCCTGCAACATGCCGTATTTTTCAGCAACAGTGTCCATGAACTGTGAAAAGATGGCTGCATCTACTTCACCGGAAGCACCAAACAAACGATCATACAAATCCAAATCTGTACCATCGAAATATTCGCGGTAGTACGGCGGTAAAATAATGCGTTCAGTGCTTAAGCCGAATGCATTTCGATTTCCTTCTGTTCCACGCTGTACATCTACGGCGATTTTTTCAGTTCCTCGTTGAACCTCCACACTAATCAGTTTTGTAGCTGATTCTTTTACTTTGAAGAAAGAACGCAAAAAAGACTGTGGTACATTTCTTTCTTTATACACATCCACAATCATTTTAGTGTATAAACCGCGTGCTTCGCTTGTTGCTATTGAACCCATTTTTTATGTTTAAATTTTATTTAATAATTTATGTTTCTTTATTCGTTGTCTGTGGCAGTTAACTGATCTGATCCAACCAATTTGATACCAACGGTATCAGCACCAATTCTATCTCTGATGCTTCTTCCACTGATAACAGTGTCCATTGTATCAGAACCAGCTAAATCTACTTTAGATTCTACTACATCGCCTGCTACACAGAATGTAAGCACCAATGAATCACCGGCTGGAATTACAGCATCTTCTTTCAAAATACCAATTGGATATTGGCTGCCATCTGATGCAGCTGATGCCAATGGTTTTACCAAACCAGTTGCAGAAACTTTTCCCAATAATGTACCGGCTGGCCATGTAACATCATCGTAAGTTGAATTGGTAGTGGATTGTGCTGTATCATATCTGTTGTTCCAAACAAATATTTTTGTAGTATCAGTGTTAACGTTTAACTGATTTCCGTTCTGCAATGTTATTTCCTGTGACATGCTTTATTTTTTTCTTTAATTAAAAATTACTTTGCTAAACCTAAATGCCTTTTTACTTCAGCTTCAAAATCAAGATTCTTTTTTTGTTCTGCAGTTTTTTCAACTGTTTCTTCTGCAGTGGTGCTAACAGCAGGTGGTGCCTGTTGTGCAGCTATTTTCAATGCTTCTGGTGACATTGCTTTCAGGGAAAATTCTGCCATTTGTGTAGCAGTTAAATCTTTACCGGATTCAATTGCCGCTTTGCATCCTGCAGGATCAAGATGGTTAAATACCATGATTGATTTTACACGGTCATTTTCTTTTGAAACTCCGACTGCAACTGCTGCTGCATATGCTTCAGGATGCTGTGCTTTTAATTCTTCTAATGTCATTTTATTTTGATTTGAATTTTTAATGATTGTTTTTTCTTCTACCGTAATAGTATTAAAAGCAGCGATATCATATGTTTTTGATACAACTGCCGATAAGTAAGTATTAATTTCTGCTGATTTAGCAGGTGTGATAGGAATGATTTTTGAAATCAAACCAATTTTTTTTGCAACTGCTGCGCTGAAGGTAACGTCTAATCTACTATCCATAGAAAACACATCTTTCACCTTACAACCGGTTAACTGTTCAAACAATGGAACATCCACACGGTTTTCAAAAGCAGTACGAAGTGATTTGTTGATGCGTTCCAGGTTAGTACGCATTGCATCGTTGAAATATTCTTTATCGCGTTCAACCCAGTCAGGATAAGCTGCACGATGCAATAAAAATTCGGAAACATCAAGTGCTTCCACATTTTCTTTTGCAGCATATACACAATAAAATAAGCCCATTGAATGAGCTTTACCATCTACTTTTACTTTTTTGTCACCTTTGTATTCTGCGAATTTAGAAACCATTCCAAATCCGTATTCAGGTGAACCACCAGGCGTATTAACTCTTACTTCAATACCTTCGTTATCATCAATATCATTGAATTCTTTTATGAATTCAGATGAACTGTATGAATCAATGGTACCGTATAGTAAAATTTCTTTTGCCATTTGATAACAAAAGTATATCCACTTTTATTATCATGTTTTTTTTATGGGTTATTTACCAATGAAAAAATACTAATTAACAGCAACTGGCTGAATATCTAAAATTTTTGATTTTTTATATTCTTCTGCGAACTGATCCATATTAGAATTTGAATCACCACTGTTTAATGCTTCAGTGGCAGATTCTACAGTAGTTAATGGTATATTCACTGCTAATTCACCTAGTTTTGCACGTTCTGCATTTACTTCTTTTAATGGATCTATGTGTGGGAACATTGGACCTGTAAAACGTGCATTTCTATATGCCTCCACAGCCATCCAGTTATTGGCATAATATGAAACCAAATAACCAGGCGCTTGAATTTTATTTTTCAAAATTTCAAAATGCAACCAAAAATTATAAATTTCCTGATAAAACTGCATGGAAAAATTATCACGATTTACTGTGATGGTATGTTCCCAATCTTTTGTGGCTGCACGGCTGGCGGAAAAACTATCATTGTAAATAGAAAATGCAACATTTGGCGGAATACCTACTGCTGAACAAATGATATCTGCATTTGTACTATAAAACTCTTTAAAGAATAGTTCATTTTTTGATTCCAATGCTTTCAATTCAGAACCAATAGGCATGTTAAATGTCTGTTTATTGGTTGTAGCAGCTACAGTATTTGCAAGTTCTTTTGCATTAATATCTTTTGGTAAATGCTCACTATCGCCATCCATATCATTAGCGCGTGCCATTGCACTTACTAATGGACTTTCGCCGGTTGAATGCTGATCGTGAACAATCTGATATGCAATTTTTTGACGTTCTTCTGCGCTGCCAACGGTTGCTTCTTTATAGCGTTCTAATTTTTTAACCGTTTCTAAACATACCGCAATTAGTGGCATTCCGCGATGATTATTTATTCTGAATTTACTGCCATAAACAAGAAACGCCTGCTTTAATCCGGTTGCGGAATTGACAGCTTCAATTCGTTCATATTTCAATGTTTCAGTACGTATCCAATATGCAACATGTTTTCCTGATGGTGACATTTCAATTCCGTGCTTAATAAAGTTTCCTTCTGCAGTTTTAGCTGGTGAAAAATCAGTTCCATAATTTGGTGACTGAACGTGAGCACCATCAATTAATTGTACATTTACTGTGTTATTAACCAGACGTAAAATTACCAGAACATCACCGCCAATTTTTGAATTTTTGAATGCTTCTTTAGCTATTTCATGAAGGTTATCATTTCCGGAAAATGTTGAATATTTAGATTTTGCCCATACTGCAAAACGTGCTTCTGTTACAGCATTAAATAATTCAGGATTTATGGTAATACCTTCTGATTCTAATGCAATTTTATCAGGATTAGATTGCAGTTTTAAGCCTTTAGAAACATTCCAAAGTGTAAACTTATCCAGTACTGTTTTGGAAATTTCTGATTCTAAATAAGATTGAAAACTTCTAATTCTCAAAGCATCATAATCCAGTGAATAATTACGCAGCGGTCCTATTTCACCTAGATTTTTTTCACCATTGAATGAAATAGCAAACTGATTATAATTACCTGTACCACCATAAAATGACTGTATAGATGGCTTGTTTTTCGGTTTATTGTCCTGAAAAATTAATTGCCATGCTTTTGTAAAAATGTTATCTGCCATTTCTAAAATTTTTATGATCTACTAATCTTACGATTCGCGGATTTAGTTTATTAATATACCGTTGTAAAATAGTTTCAAAAGCAGAAATAGAATTTGCTACTTCTGTAGGATTTCTATATACTGTTTTTATCTTAGTTTGCCCATCATCTAATGAATATTCTGAAATATTTCCGTTGGCAGCTGCCTTTAAAGCACTTGTTTCCAGTGCAGTAATAACTGCTTTTATACGTGTTATCTTATCTTTGACAGATGTAGCACTTTCTATGTATATATCTGCTGAATCGAAGTAAATCATGCTGTAAATTTAGTATTTTTTAGACAACCTTAAAAATATATTTTTGGTTTATAAACATTTTATTTCATCAATTTTAGCTGGTGTAATATCTGCAGTGCTTGAAGTTCCGGTTGTTGTTGATACACCTGAAACAGCAAAACCTGCAATAACACCTACATGTGTGTGACTGTTAAAAATGCTTACTAATTGATTAAAATCACTTTTTAGTTCATTAAATGCTTCTTCCATTTTTTCGTATCGCACCATGTGATAATCCGTTCCGCCAATTTCCGCTGTTCCATCATTTTTTAACCAAATAAAAAACTGTTCGGCACCATCAGCATCTGTAGAAAATAGCCGGGTTTCACCTATTTCTGCTAATTTATCTTTCTGAACATATCCAATTATAACGGTTTTTCCTTTTTCTTCCGTTGGTCCGTAAATGGCAATCATATCTTTTAGCGGATTACTGTCAATACCAAACGGTGTTGCTTCCATAGAAGTCTGCACATCGCTGTTTCCTTTACGCAATACCTTTACAATTCTGCGCTTTATATCGTCAAAATCAGTAGATAATATTTTTGTAATGTTCAACATTAGTGTAAATTAACTCCTTTCCATAAATATACCGGTGTGCTGCCATCGTACACGCATGGTAATACGCATGTAAGAACGGCGGTGTTTATCTTTTCATCACCTTTATAATCAATACTTTCAATAAACCATGTTGATTTATTATATAAATAGCATTGCGGATTGGTAACTGTAATGGTATTATTTGGCTTCAAAATTTTACCATCTACAATCCATCTATCTGTATTAATGATCAGTTTTATGTTTTTTAATTCTGCAGATAATGCAGTTTTTGCCGCCTTTTCCGTATCGTTATCATCACCGCTATTCTGGGACATTGTTTTTGGCCGGTAAACAGAATTTATTACAAACGGATTTGTAATAGTATATTCTGATGCATTTCCGCCATCGCTGCTGGCTTGTTTCTGTACAGTAATGTGTGAATGCATTGCCTGTCCGTTGCAGCTTAATTTCATGCTGGTTGCCGGTATTCCGTTCTGCGGAACATTAAAATCCAGTATTGGCTGTAAATTTGTTTTTGCTTTGGTAAATAATAATCTGCCAAATTCATCATGCGAAATAATAACGTTTTTCTGTGAAGCCAATTCTGAAAGATAAGATTTTACCGTTTGCGAATCCGTTGCTGTGGATGTATTAAAGGTTGAATCTACCAGACTGGCTACTGAACTATCTACCACTAATTGTAAGCCGAATGGCTGTATTAATTTTTGCGCAATATTTCTTAAAGAAAGCCCATCACTTTGTAAAGGATATAATTTAGTTGGTATTTCGCAGTCTTCGAGCACACCTGGTAATGAATAACCTGAAATACTTACCATTTCAGGAATTGGTGATGAATTGAAATCCTGTGATAAAATGTACCCGGTAAGTAAGGTTTCGCCGTTGTGTGTTACTTTACAGATATGATAATGACCTATACACATCACTTCTTTGTGTTCCGGATTTTCCGGATTGAATTTAAACGTAAAAGAAAACGCACTTCCAACACTATCATATTTCAATGACAATGTAAAATCATTGAAAAAAGTGATTTTATAATTACGGATTCTATCGTTTATAATTAATTCCATCAGATATAATAAAATATTTTTCGGTTTTTCTTTACTTGCAACATTTCATTTAAACCAGCGTTATTGTTTCTTATTATCTGATCAATAGAAGAATCATCAGATTTTAATCCATAGAACCGATGTGCCAGCAGAATCCAGTTGCTATCTTCTTCCAAAATAATTGAACGTTCCTGTTTTGCATCTAATGCAATGTTAAATAAGTTTGATACTGTATAATTTAGTAATTGATTTAGCTGAAATAATGCGGTGGCATCCGGAATAAAACTATCAATAGAACCGCCGTTTGCTGTTTGAATATCATCTAATGTCTGAATGTAGGTTGTATTTGCATCCAGTAAGGTATCAATTGTGTTCAATACATCTACCCTGTTTGAATAATCAGTTGTAATTGGTCTGGATGCAGATAAACACATGGCAGAAATTATACTTCCAACATTTGACATATACAGAAACTTATCTGCCAATGCTACAGTTCCTAATAAAAACGAATTTTGAGCATCGGAAATCATTCCTGTATAATTAGTTAACTTATCAGTAACTGACAGTGGTAATTCTGCCGTAGTTCTTAAGATATCAATGGTTTGTGTAATTACATCTGCCGGTGCCGTAGAAAATGAATTTACAGATGCTTTTACCTTATTAAATTTGTTTATATAGGTTTCTGAATCTGCAGTAGTAGATAATAGCTTGCTTACTTTAGAATTGCTTTTATTAATGAATGCGGATGTTTTGCTGATTGTAAGTGGTTTTACACCAATGCTGTTTATTTTTTCAATAGATGCGGCACCCAGTGATGCATTGCATTCCTCCACATTATTCTGAATCTTATCTGCCGGTACAACGGCTGTTTTTGGATAATCCTGCAATATGGTTTCAATGACTTCTGTTTTTATTTCAGAAACATTCATTCTGGAATTATCGATTTCTAAAGATGATGGCTGTACGGTAATACGTCCGTAATACGGATGAATCAGAATCCATGGCCGCGGATCATCTGCAGACTTTTCGAATGCAGCACAAACTATCAGATGGTCATCACCCTGAAAATAAAGCTGCAACGGATATTTTCTTCCTTTAGGTAATCGGCGGTCCACTAATGAACCACTGACATTTGGAAAATCAAACGTGGTAATATTATATTCCTTTGACTTTGAAGGATTCAAATAATGCGGCTTGTATTGCTTTCCGTCACCTGTCTGGATTATTAAATCAGATTTTATTTGTTCTACCCAACTCACTGTAATGTTCGTTTAAATTGTACTTCAGCTGCTTTTATATAAAAATCTTCTATTTTTTTTGTTGTCATTTCTGTAGCTTTTGCCATAAAATGTGTAGCTTTTACATTAACAGAACGTCCTTTTTTATAAGTATATAATGGTGTCAGTTTAAAGTTTCCACCATCCGTTCTTTTCAATGAATTTACACGCCATACATAACCTTTTCCATTGATTTCAGATAATACATGACCACCAACACCAGCATAAAATACAGATTTTACAAATTTTTGTTTATCATTTTTACCGGAAGCTTTTGACGCATCTACTATTTTACCATCCAATTCTTTTAATCTTGCATTTGGACGAATAGATTTATTTTTAGATGCTCCTATTCTGGCAGACAATGTTGGTATTAAAGATCTTCCTTTGATTTTACCACCACTTTCCTGTTGTTCTAAATCATCTATTGCCTGATCATACCCTTTTTTTTGTGCTGCAAGTGAGTTTTTTGTAAAGCCTACAATTGATTGCATATTATCTACATCAAAACCAGTAGCTTTATTAACCTTGCTTGTAGCTTTAAAAAATGTTTTATTTCTAATAGTAAATTCATCATCTGCTGATTGCTGAATAGAACTTTTCTTCATATCAAACGCGGCAGAATTCAGTGCAGTACGGACCGCCACCGGAAAGGCGGCCCGATGCAGCTTTTCCAACTTGTTGGTAAAAGCCACGACTGCATCTGTATTTACATTTAACTGCATCTTAATCTTCGTATATAATATGAATCCATCCACGATTATATGCTGATGAATTAAAGGATGTTGCTTGAAATAAACCACCGGAAAGCCTGTATAATGATACATTTGTTGAATCAACAATACCAACAGAACCTTGAACCGAACCCAATGAAGCATTATAGGCTGTATTTAATGGTATTATATTTGTACCTGTATTGTTTCTAATGTACACTTCAACAGAACGAATTTTACTAAGATCTGCAATGCCGTGTGCTACTGTAGTACTGGCATTATCTTCCATTTTCCATTCTCCAATATCTATTATTTTTCTTTTAAGTTTTACTAAACTATCAGCACCCATAACATTAACATTATCAGTAACTACTTTGATTAATGCTAAAAAATACTGAAATCCATTTGTGGCATTATCCGGCTGATCATTGTAAACAATACCTGATTCTGCCATCATTTTTGCAAAAAACTGATGTAAATCAGCATATACCAACGTATTTACCGGCGTTCCGTTATTGCTGCCTGTATTATCCTGAATATTACCATACGGATAGTCTGCATTAGGTGCTAGCGTATTTGGTTTATCTTCTAATTTTATTGCCATATCTAAAATTTTAAACGTAGTTAATTAATAAATAGCCTACCATGTGCGCAGGTTTTAATCTCAAAATCAATTGTCGAAATTCATCTTTACGATTTGCCGGAATATTGGCAAAACTGCCTAATGGATTGCCGCCGATGAAAAATGTATTTCTTAAATTGCTGGTTATGAAAAATGACTGGTCCAGTGTTTCATCAATGTGATTTACAATGATATTCCCATACGCGCCGCCATGTTGTTCATCGCCGTGCTGCGCATCACCATGTTGAAACTCATTTACACCTACTATACCTGCAACATCAAAAATACTACGTGTATAATACGTTCCGCCACCGTAAGGAAATCTGTTTTCATAAACATATACATTGAATCCTGCAGCTTGCAACTGTCCTTGTATGTACAAATAGTGCTGGCGTGCCGGAATATTACCAGGATGATTAATTTTCCGCTTTATGGCTTTCTTTCTGTCTTCCAGACTAACACCTAAACCGGTAATCATTCCTAAACGTCTTTCCCAGTCATACGCATCATCTTCTGTAAATTCTGCATTGTCCGGAAGGATGGCATATAATAAAGCCACGGCATCATTGTATGCCCTGTTTTCACTTAAACTAAGTGCATAATGTAAAGATTCCAGCCATCCGTCTTTAGGCATCTTAAAAGCCCTGCCTGTTGGATAAAGCTGTTTCGTTAAGGATAATATGTCAGGTATAAAATTAAGCAAACGTAATAGAATTTACATGCGGTATAAAACCATTTACAAATGTGAACGATGAATAGGTAGTAGAATCTACCTGTAATGTGATTGCACCAAATACAGAACCCGGACGTGCATTTAAAATGGTGGCAATAATTTTGTTATTATCTAAAATATCATTTTTGTCTGCCAGCACATCACATGCTGAAACAAACGGACGTACCTTGTTTATTTCAGTAGTTAATGCATCGATGATTAAATTTTCAATATCAGTGTTTCTGCCAACCAATCCATTTATTACAATATCTACTTCACGAATAGATACCGGAAGAAAATTTACAATTGCCTGCAGCGGTCGGCGGCCACGTTCTTCATCCGGGCGCGTATCATCCGGATCAAACTCCACCACTTCTTCCACTTCCGCTAATAATAATACAGATGGTGTTCCTTTTCCATCTGTAGAATCTGCTATGGTTGCTTCTACATACAAATTTATTTGATAATCTGTGCCCGATTTAGCATACGCATACGTTTGTTTAACACCTTGCGCATCGGCAGCCCATAAACGGTAATCCGTAGCGGCACCTCCTTGCGGTTCCAGTCGATAAGCATCCAGTGCTTTTGTTCTGTAATCTTCAATCGTTTCTGCTGCAGATGGTTCCACTATTTCTGCGGTCACTTCTGCTGATTTATTTACTAATGCAATTGGTGCAGTGGCTGTTAAGGTATTGCCTACTGCTAATTTTGTTTCAATGCCGGTAGATAATGATCGTACCGTTATTTCATCTGTGGTATCAACCAATGTGTATTCTGAATCCAAAATGTACAGGTTTCCCGGATTCTGTGACGTATCATCACTTTTAAATGTTGTTTGTGCCGGTATAACAGCATTGATCGTGCCGGTAACTTCCAGCGTATATTGTCCTGCTGTTGCAGGAAATGGATTTCTGTTTAATTTTACACGGCCAAATCGCTCTAATGTACCACCAATAGCTTCTGTTTCTGCTGTATCTACAAAAATATTTTTCTGAATATTTGCTATTGCTAAATAATATAACTTCAATTTTGCTGCCTGTACTACAGCCACAGCACGTAAAAAGTTTTTTCCAAATACTGGTATATTAATACTGAACTGTGCTTCTAAATCAGATATTACACTATTATATAATTCAGTATATGTTGGTATTGCTTGCATTATTTTAAATTATTCAATGATTAATTTTCCATTTTCCCAGATATAAATAAATCTTTTTTCAGTTAGATTTCCGGGTTCTTTTAATCCTATTAAAATATCAATTCTGTCTGAAGAAACTATTTGAGTGGTAACCGTTACTTCTGCAAATGGTGCCATAAATTCTAAATCAGCTTTTATAGCATTTTCTATAATCAGCCTTCCTGATGAAGTTAATGGTGTTTCCTGCAGTGTTTTTTCTGTTAAAGAATTGAACTGGATGCTGGTATCATTTGTAAACAACAAACTATTTCCCCAAAAATCAAATGCTTGTTCCGATTCTAAACGTTTCTGCTGTGTTACTGCTTCCACGTTACCGCCAAACAGTGACAGATATGGCATGTTTTCAAATGAAAAAACCATGGCTAAATCGCTGCCATTTTTGGTTATATCACCACCGTTTCCTGTTTCAATTACTTTTAAATCCATTATAATCCAAATGTCGAACTTAACTGTGGCATCATGTTATTAGAAATTCCATCACCACTCATTATCATTCCTTTCGGTACATTTTTAAAATCGAGCGTTACGTTTTTATTTTGCGTATTTTCCGTTCTGCTTACAATTGCATCCTGATTTGTCTTTTTTGTATTAATTACAGGTGCTGGCTGTGTTGCATCTGCACCCATTTCTACACCTAAACTGGCACGAAAGTCTTTAACGCTGGCTGCCGCATCCGCCGCCAATCCGCCACCTAAAAACTTTGGAAGTTTAGAAGCTAATTCTAATACTTTCTGTAATGGCAATAATATTGCATCCAAAATTGTTGTTCCTATAGCTTTCAACCCAGCAACAATACCATCATTTTTAAATGCGTTTGTAATTCGATCCCAGTTTCTGATAAATGAAAGCACTAAAGAAACTACAAAAGCAATAGCTGCTGCTACCGCCGCAAATACACCGGCAGATACACCGGCAAACCCTAAAATCATATTAATTACAAAACTAAAAGCGGCACTTAAAAATTGAAATGCAGGTATTACAAATGAACTTATAACACCACCAACAGTTACCCAAGCTGTAGCCAATGTAGAACATGTAGCTACAAATCCTGTTACTATAGAAACTACTGTTGATATTCCGGACATTGCAATTAATAAAACACCAACTGCTGCTGCACCTTTTACTAATCCTTCAGTTAATTTTGGATTTGCTTTTACCCATTCTGTAATTTTGCCAATAACCGGTCCAATTTTATCAGCTAATTTTTCAACTATTGGCAATAATACTTCACCTATTTTTACAGATAAATTAGCAACCCTGTTTTTCATGGCTTCCATTTTCTTTGCTAATGTTTCAGATTTTATGGCAGCTTGAATCTGGGCTTCTGATGTACCGGTAACACCGGAAGTGTATTCATTCAAAGTTGCTATATTATTTAATAAAATTTTACCTGTAGAAATATTTTCAGCACCGAATAATTTTTGTAAAGCAGCATCTTTTTGTTTTGCGGTGCTCAATTTATCAATATTGGCTTTTGCTTCAATTAATGCATCGTTTATTTTAAATTGTCCGCTGGCATAGCCAACACCAGCCTGCTGTAATTTTAACACAGATCCGCGCAATTTAGTACCTGCTTCAGCACCAAACAAGCTATATTTACTCATTACCTGGATAGCACCTACCGTTTGTTCTAAACTCATGTTTGCCGCTGCGGCAACAGAACCAAAGTTTACCATTGATTCTGCAGTTTGTGCTATGGAAGCAGCACCAACTTTGGCACCTGCAGCCATTACGTTTATTGTACGTTCTGATTGTTCTGCACCTAAACTGAATTGATTCATTACACCGGTAACGGAACGTATGGAAGATTCCAGGTCTTCGCCAGATGCTTTTGATAATACTATTGCTGCAGTGGAAACTTTTCCTAATGCATCAGCACTTTTTAATAATTCAGGCATGGCGGATCCTGCCAATTCAAATGCTTTTGCGGTTTCACCGTATGCCATCTTCTGTGCATCGGCAACTTCTTCCACTTTAGATTTAAACTTTTGTAATTCAGTACCTGTAGCACCGGTAATAGCTGATAATGATGCTATAGATGTTTCGTAATCTGATGCTGCTTTTACAGCCATTCCTAATGGCGCTAAAATTGCGGTTCCGGCTGCTGCCGTTCCAATAGCAAAGTTTTTTGAAGCTTCTGAAATTCCACGAAATTTACGTTGCACTTTGGCAACAGCTACATCTGTATCATTTCCAAATGATGATACAGATTTTGACATACCTTTTACTACCGAACTGAATTTATCGACAGCAGAAAATATGGTTGGAACCTTTAGTGCAGCATTCATTATTTTTTATTTCCGGTTTTTTTAGGTTTAAGTTCTTCATTCATTTCTTTACAGTCATTATACCAAAATTGCAAACCATGGTAATCCTGATCATCCATAAAAAAAGCATCAATTTCCACTGGCGAAAAATGATGCTCACGAACAACTGTTTTTATAATATTTTCTAAACTTTCATTGTCTAAAGAAAAAAAACCACTACTGCCTGTACGATGTTCCAATCATCAATTTCCAATGCTTTAATTAAATCTTTTGGATTACCGGTTAATGCCGCAGCATAAGCGAATAATCTTCCATCAGCATCCGTTGGTTTTACACCTTGTAAATGATTATAAACTGAACCTATAGTTAACCTAGGCTTAAAAATCAATTCTGATGTTGCCCTTTCAGATTGTATAGGTGCTTTCAGTTTATACTGCAAATCAAAAGAATCTTTCAAAATCATATTTCCAGAAGAAAATTCTTCTGCTAATGTTTTGATTGCTTCTTCATTCGATTCTCTTTTGTTTGCAGAAACTTTTTTATGGTCTAACCATTTTTCAATTTCTAGCATTGCTACTTCCGGTGATAATGCTGACATTTTTATTTATTTAAAGAACTGTTTTAAAATCATCCTACAATTTTCATGAATTTACCACCTTCCACACGTAGTGAAAAAGTAGACTGGTTAATATTTCCTTCCGGAACATCAACCGGCTTTCCTTTGCCACCATACGTTACACCGTTAATTACAGAAAACGTCCAGTCTGCTGGTATTGGTGATGCTGATAATTCAATGATTTTTTCTAATGTTTGTTGCGTATTTTGTTCATTAGCAACAGTAGCAACAAAATAACCACGTGAACGATTTTGCTGCCAAATTGGATCACCTGCAGCGGTAATCATATTTGCATCGGAACCGGTAGTAACACCGCCTGGAAAATAAGAATTGTCTTCACCTGCTTTTGGATAAAGAACACCAGATCCAATTGTTGGATGGTTGTATGTTATTTCTATAATATCGCCGCCTGATGCCATTTATATTTTAATTTAAAGTTCCAAAATTAAAGCCTGCTTCTGCTGTAGTAGAAGCAATTCGTGCAATGCCTGATCTTTTATATCTGAAAAATGTTTCCAGCCTGTCAGGATTTGTGGAAGAAAGTCCAACCTGTAAAGATGTTTGTGAAAATGTTGCTTCTACAATCAAACCTCTATTAACTAAAGATTCAAAGTAGTTAAATAGAATCTGTTTCCACTGTTTTGGTTTGATAACCTTGCTTGCAGATACAACATCTACATCATTGGCAATTACATGATCCACAACATTTATTTGCTCTAACAGATAATATCCGTAACGAACATTGAAATCTAACATCAGATTTCTGCAATATCTGAATTGCGGTGGTGTTTCACCTTCAGGATGGTATGTTGTAACAAAATCCATTACCTTATATCTTCCGGCAACTAAATCAACAGTTGAACAACCTTTTTTTACGATTGCATCGCGACTGTCATAATCAGACATAACACCAATTGCTGTTGGTGTAGGCATATCCGGGTATGACTGTCCGGAAACATCTAAATGTGGTGTATCTTGTGATGTTCTGGCAAACAATGCGGCCATATTTGCAGCTGCTTCAAATGGAAATCCTTTTGAAAGCGGTGCCGGACATATTGCAATTGTTACCTGTTCACTCAATACATCTGTTGATGCTGAAATATCTTCTGCTACTGTACCGGTAAGTGCAATAAAAGGTTTCATTACAATACCTTTATATCTTCCTGTTGGTGAAGTTGGATCAGGAATACCGTTGAAAGATTGAAGTGAAGACAACACCGTTGATTGTAATCCATATGGATTAATAACAATAGTATTCCAGTTATTTAAAAACTGATTTAAAGCACTTGTAATGCTTGGTGTTCCACTACCTGCAGTAACTGTTGCTACAGTATAGGTTAATCCTAATGCATCCAATCCGGTATCTACCGAAATCTGCAAATCGTTTGCAGTTAAACCTTTCCATTTTGTGGTAAAAGTATTTTCATAAGATGAATCAGTGACAGTTACAGGACATCCTAAAACATTGTTTACTGCATCATAAATTTTTGCAGTAATATCATCAGTAGTATCACCTTCTTCAACAGAAATTGAATAACTACCACCTTCTAAACCTGTACGACCAGCTATTAAAACGGTATGTGTACCATTTCCAGTTGCAACACCAGATGGTGTTATTGTCATAACTTTGGCAGTTGCACCAACGGCTGCTGCCTGCGGATAAACTACAGTAGGAATGCCACCAACATTTGCACCATAATTACTGCGTAAAATACGCATAATGCTATAAATTGGTGAACCATAACCATATAATTCACCAGCCTGTTTTGCTGATGTAATTACTTTTGGTGTAGTGTCTAATGTTCCCTGATTGGCATGATTGGCTTCACCTAAGATGGCAATGCGCTGTGGTAAATTTGGTGATGCTTCAGAAAAATCACCTTTGGTAATCTTGTAACCAACAATTTTGCTGATTAATTCGGTGCCTACAGCGTCTGAAATCATTGAAATACGTTTATTGTTATAAATTGATAAGTCAAAACTATAATACAAAAGCAACATCAGTTTTTTTTATGGGTTATTTACCAATGAAAAAATAATGAACAGTATTTGCATACTTACTTTTGGTGTATGAAGACTGCAATCATCATACCGGACCGTGGCGACCGCCACGAATTTTTAAATAATTGTTTGCGGATGATGCGCAAACAAACAATACCACCTGATCACATCGAAATTGTGGCTGATCCTCCACTTTCTGCAGAAAAAGATATTACCTGGCGTTATCGTACAGGATATGAACGTTTGCGCGGAAAAGGATTTGATTGTATTTTATTGATTGAAAATGACGACTGGTATGCACCTAATTATATAGAATTCATGGTGAAACGATGGATGCATTATGATATGCCAGATTTATTTGGTACTGCATACACTGTATATTATCACTTGAAAGAACGCGGATATTTTACTATGAATCATCCGGAACGTGCCAGCGCCATGAATACGCTTATAAAACCAGATTTGCATTTTAGCTGGTGTGCTGACAATGATCCTTACACAGATTTACATTTATGGCTGCATACCGGATTAAATGGCAAAATTGTTAATCCTGTAAATCCAATTGCAATAGGTATAAAACATGGTGTAGGACTTTGCGGCGGTGTAAACCATGTTGACAAACTGCACCGATTTACCAATAAAGATGAAAAGTTTGTGTATCTGCATAAGCACATGATACAGGAACATGATGATTTTGAAAGTTTTAATTTTTATACACAGTATTATAATGAAAATTAAGCCTTTAAAATATCCTTTTACGTTTGAAGAATGGAAAAATCATCCATCAACAAAAAAGAAATTAATTCAGATAAAAAAAACTGCGGCTGAAATGAAACAGTTAGAATTACAATTATCATGAAAATATCTTTAATACATCCATCGCGCGGACGTGCCATGAAAGCTTATCATACTTTTATGAATTGGCTTAATTGCAGTAGTTTGATGTTTGAAATTGAACATGTTTTATCATTAGATACTGATGATCCTGAAATTTCTAAATATAGATTGCTTTTTACAAGATCTTGTATTATAGAAAATAATAACAGTTGTTTAGTAGAAGCTACGAATTTAGCTGCATCTGTTGCGACCGGTGATATTCTAGTTTATCTATCAGATGATTTTGTTTGTCCTGCCGGATGGGATGAAAAAATAATCCGTATTTTTTTAGATGCTGGCATGGAAAAGCCATTGATTTTAAAAACAGACGATGCTTTACAGAAATTTGAAGTAGATATTATTACCATACCAATAATGAACCGGACTTTGTATAATAAGCTAGGTTATTTATGGCATCCGCAATACAAATCTATGTTTGTTGACCAGGATTTATACTGGACCAGCAAAAATAACAACTGGCTATTGGAAGTTCCAACACTTGTATTTCCACATCATCATTATTGCAACGGAAAAGCAGAAAAGGATGCTACTTATTTACGAAATAATCAACACTGGGATTCTGGAAAGCTAACTTATTATAAACGTAAATCTGTAAATTTTCCACTATGATGCTATCTATTTTAATACCTACTATAAGCAGCAGAAAAGAAATGCTGTATTCACTTTTAAGTGAATTTGAAATACAAATAGGTGGTAATTTACGTATTACTATTGGTGAAATTAAAAAATACATTTTTTCTGATATAGAAATTTTAATGGATAAAGATGAAAATTTATGCTTAGGTGCTAAAAGAAACAGACTTTTAAAAGCTGCAGAAGGTAAATATATTTGCTCCTTTGATGATGATGATTTTCCAAAAAGCGATTATATTTCTACTATCAGAACGGCATTAGCAACAGAACCTGATGTAGTTTCTTTACGTGGCATAATGACTACCAACGGTAACAATCCAGAAATTTTCGAACATTCTTTAAAATATAATGAATGGAAAACCACAGACAACTTTGTAAAATACGAACGTTATCCAAATCATTTGAACTGCATTCGGGCGGAAATTGCCAAACAGTTTAAGTTTCCTGAAAAGAATTTTGGTGAAGATCATGACTGGTCCAAACAAATACACAAATCGGGATTACTAAAAAATGAATTTTACACAGAAAAAATATTGTATCACTACAGATTTATAAGCAATAAATGAAACTACAATTACCTACAGTTACATTAGTTTGTGTTGACTGCGTAGATGCAAACCGCGCGGCAATGGTGCTGGAAATCTGTAAACAAAAGGCTGATTTTGGTGCTGTGAAGCTGCTAACACATCTTCCGGCAGAATCTGAACACCGTGTAGAAATTATGCCGCTGACTTCTTTAGTAATGTATTCTGTTTTTATGCTTAAAAAGCTGCATCAATATATTGACACGCCAAATTTATTGATTGTACAACGTGATGGCTGGATATTAAATGCGCAATCATTTAAAATGGAATGGCTGGAACTGGATTATATAGGACCATTATTTGTACAATTTGATGGGGTTGGAAGCGGTGGATTTTCTTTGCGGTCTAAAAAACTTATGCAATATGCAGCAGAATTATTACCAGATTGGAATGAATCTTTTGAAGATACTGAAATATTGCAGCAAGGATTAGGTTATTATGAAGATGGTGTATTGTGTTTGAATAAATCTTTTAGTCACTTTAAGTTTGCAACTAAAGAACAGGCATGTGATTTTGCACAGGGCGGAAACCGTAATCCAAAATATTTACGTGAATTTCCATTTGGTTTTCATCGTACCTGGCAAACTATAGATTTTTCTACCGGAAAAGTTGACAGCACTGATACTACAAAAGATTTAACGGCAAGTTATGAATATGAATTACAAAAACTGATACAATGATTTATTTAGAAAAAACAGACGTTGCAGCTACCTTAACCACATGGATTTACTGTGCATTCTGGCAAATGTGGGCAGCAGAACAACAGGGAAAAGACGTTTACATTAACTGGCCGGATGGACATACACCGCCACGCGCGCTGCTACCATACCACGATACTGAAAAGTTTTCGACGATTCCAAATATGTTTGAGTGGTATTTTACACAGCCAAAAATAAAAGAAGTTCAACCGGCAACTGAAGTATGGACTTGGGAAAACTGGCAGGATAGCAGCCCTGTGCCGTTTATGGCACAACCGTTGGATGTCATTAAAGAATATTACAAAAAATACCTGCATTTTAATGATGTGGTTAACCAGCGCGGACAACAGATAGTAGAAAAATACAACATAAATTTTTCTAAAACTATTGGTATTACCTGGCGCGGAACGGATAACGTAACAGATGGCCGTCCGCGGATGCCAATTGAAACGTATTTTAAATACATAGATTTGGCACTGGAAGCTACACCAGATGCGCGCATCATGTGTACAGCAGAAGAAGAAACCATTTTGCAGCCGCTGCTGGACCGTTATCCGCAGTCATTTAATATTGATGAATTTCATTCTTCGCCGCTTGGCAGCCTGGATAATCCTGAAAGACATATTCCAATAAGCGGATTTGAACGCGGCATGCAACCTGCGCTTATGGTTTGGTTATTTTCGAAATGTTTCTGGTATATAAAAAACAGAAGCAGCACCGGTTCGGTTGCCAGTTGGCTTTCAGAAGGAATTATTATAAACTTAGGACATCCTGAAAATTTAGGTTATGAAAAAATGGATAATCAGGTAGAAATAGCAGGCAAAAGATATCCATTATGAACACATTAAAAAACATATTTCAAACACTGCAGCAACAGGGATTTGAAACGGACAAAGGCACCGTACACAGTTATATTGATGTGTATGAAGAATTCCTGGAACCATATCGTAAAACAGCCAATAAAGTGCTGGAAATCGGTGTGTTTAAAGGAAATTCTTTACGCTTGTGGGAACAGTATTTTGAATTTGCAGATGTAATTGGTGTGGATTGCCACGAAACACCACACGATGGCATGGCAGATTTGCGCGAAATGATTAAAAGCGGTGAACATACCATTAAAATATTTGATGCGGAAAACCCTGAAGAAGTGGATTTTCATTTTTATGGTAAGAAGTTCAATGTCATTATTGAAGATGCAAACCACTCGCTGGAACAGCAACTTAAGCTGTACCAAATTTACAAAGAATACCTGGCACCAAGTGGCATTTACATTATTGAAGACATTGAAGACATTGATAAAAGCCGGGCCGCTTTTGAAAATATTGATAAAAGTAAAACAGTCACCATTCTGGACAGAAGGCATATTCTGAACCGTTTTGATGATGTATTAGTCATTATAAAATAAGCATTTATGTACTCACAAAACAAAGAAGAACAGATTATTACGGAATATTTTGCCAAAAAAAACAAGGTTGGAAAATTTATTGACATCGGCGCTTTTCATGTATTTCAGTTATCCAATACGCGCAAACTTTTTGAAGAAGGATGGAATGGTGTGTTGGTTGAAGCGGATCCAATAAACTATAAAGCAATCGCCGAACATTACGAAAATATACCACGCATTACAGTGCTGAATGTTGCCATCGGTGTTTCAAATGAAGAACTGGAATTCTATTCTTCCGGTGGTGATGCTGTTTCTACATCAGTGCAGGAACATAAAGAAAAGTGGCAGAAAGGTGGTGTTAATTTTCAAACTATTAAAGTTCCGCAGCTGCATGTCGTAGAATTTCTGGAAGCGCATGGCAAAGATGCCAGCTTTATCAGCATTGATACGGAAGCTACCAACATGCAAATTTTTAATGCTATTCCGGATTGGTTCTGGCAACAGATAGAAATGATTTGCATTGAGCACGATGAACGTATTGTAGAAATTGTAAGTAAACTTGAACCATTTGGTTTACAAACAAAGTATTTAAACGCTGAAAATATCATTTTGTGTAAATAAAAAATTATGGAATTACAAACAATTTTATCTATTGCCATACCGGTTGTTGGATTACTGGCATTTTTATCCGGGTATTTTTTCGGAAAATCCGATGGTATTAAACAATGCCGCACTGATCAATATGCATCTAATGATGAAATTTATCAGATTGGATTTCATGAAGGTAAAAAAGCGACTGCTGATTACCTTAAAAATTGGGCAAAAGTCTATTTAAGAGAATTACAAAATAAGCCACAACGTGGAAATGATAGTAAAGAACTACCTGAACCAACTTGTAAAGAATGAAATTAGCCGCCATTTATAATGTTTGGGATGGTGTTGAACTGCTGTACGGCAGTATGAAATGCCTGAAGGATGAAGTAGATATTTTTATCCTGGTGTGGCAGGATGTTTCCAACTTTGGTGAACGGTATAATCCGATGGATGATTTTAAAGTGCCGGACTTTGGTTGTGAAGTATTGCTGGTAAAATATGAACCGAGAAGATATTGTGGAACTGAAAATGAGATACTGAAACGTAATTTAGGCCTGCAGTATGCCAAAGAAGAAGGATGCACACACTTTCTGCATTTGGACTGTGATGAATACTATGAAAATTTTGGCGGCATGAAACAGCAGTTTCTGGCATCCGGTGCAAAAGGATCTGTTTGCAAAATAATGACCTATTTTAAAAAGCCAACATTACGTCTGGAAGCGCCGGACAATTATTACGTGCCGTTTATCCATGAACTAAAAGAAAGCACGTTTGCCGGTGCAAAATACTATCCGTATTATGTAGATCCTACACGGAAAATACAAATAAATGATGTATGTTTAAATTTATACAATACAGAATTAATGGATGCGCCAATGCATCATTACAGCTGGGTTCGCAAAGATATTGAACGAAAAGCGCGCAATTCTTCTGCAAAAGCAAATATTGAACGCAGCCAGCTATTGCAGGATTACTATTCTGATGAAACTAAATCCGGTTATTACCTGAAAGATTACAGACAGAAGCTAGTGGAAGTGGATGATTTATTTGGAATTATTATTTTGTAATAATTCTATAAATTTAATTGCATTTTCTTCTTTTAGAAATAAATTTGAATAACTATTATTATTTACACCAATAATAGCATTATTGGCTGGAATACTATTTGTAGTTTCAGAATTATGAGTAACTACAAACCACATTCCGTATTTTTGTAATTGAAATCCATCATCTGTTATAAACATAATAATTCTATTTTACTATAAAAACTTGTTTGCTTTCAAATGATTCATCTTCATAGATGGTTTTACGGATGCATAAGCCATCAGGTTCTGAAAGCGGTTGCCCGGCAAAGTTAAAGTATTGTACTTCTTTAACCGGCTGGTTTCTATTTATATTGTTTTTAATGCTACTGATAATCGGTGTATAATTAAAAATGCCGTAAAATGTAGTTGGTGCAAGGTTTACCATTATTTTAAAAGCACGGCCAAGTGCAGTAGCAGGCAAATTAAAATTTACACGTCTGGTTAAATCTGTATTTTCCGGAAGATTAAAATAAAACGGATAGAATGCCGTATCAAAGCATTTTACCAGCTGACCATTATAAAATCCGTTGGCGTCTTTGTACTGTATAAAAATTTGAAGACGATCGGAACCAACATACGGTCCTGCTACAAACTTTATATTGGCCCATTGAGCACTTCCAGGTTCTACTGTTGCTGATGTATCAAATGAAGTAGCTGTAATAGCTAATTGTAGAGAAAATGCGGATGCTGTCAACATAAACAAGCATGCGGTAATGATGATTTTTTTCATAATTCTTTGTCTTTTTTGTATTTTATCTGTATAAATTCTTCTATTTTTTCTTTGTATTCTTGCTTTTTAGGTGCCGGTACTGCTACTGTGATACGTTCTGTACCTTCTTCAAACATCTTTTTTCTGCCACCTTTGCCGCCATTATTGGCGCGTTTGTCCTTTGCCATGCACAATATTAAGCATAATAAATTAAAAGTGCAACACTTTTTATTTAATTTTTATAAATTAATTCTTCACTTGTTAATGCAAAATATAAATTTTGTAGTTGATGAACGTATTTAATCCTTAGCTTATCGGTATTTTCATCAAATAAATATTCTTTATCGCTACTTTGGCAAAGAACTCCAATAATTGGAAATTCTTTTTGATACCATTCATGATAATCCTGATCAAACATATCTACGCCTGTATCATCTTTTTCAAATCCGAACTTAATCAGCCATTCTTCAGTTAGTGGAATAGGTCTATAATCTGTATCATCCGGATATGATTGAAAATGCAAAATTGTTTCTGCATCAACTACATCAAGTTCCCACCATTTTTGTCTTTCATCCTGTGAATCTTCCATATAATATTCAATATGGTTTCCAATCCTTAATACATTTGCTTTCATAATCTATCTTCTTTTTAATAAAATATCACAATAGTCTGTCCAGGTGCCGTTCTGTATTTTCATTTCTTTGCAGATGTTCCATACTAATACATCACGTACAGTATTGGCATAAATGCGGCAGTCAAACAAGTGGTTCTGGTGCATGTCTGATTTTTTTAGCCAGCGGTAATGGCCGTCTTTGTCAATTTTTCGATGTTCTGCTTCGAAATGTGAAAAGTAATTATCAAACAGGTATTTTCCGCCGGATGGCACCGGATAATTCATAAATCCGGAAGGCTGCACATCAGAAAGCGATTTGTCCCACTTTAAGCGCATCAGTTCTGCCAGCTTATCTTTACAAATATTGGATTCTACCAGATACAGTTTAGGATTTTCCAACGATTTTTTAAAAGTTTTAGCATCTCTGTTAAGCGGAACATATTTATTAATATCCTTTCCTTTTAAACCAACTACAAAAAAATGATTAGTTTTATTGATATATTGCCATGCGTGTTCTGTTTCATATCCAATATCTATACCTGCAGCTGCTATCATTATATTTCTGCCAGTATCAGTTGCATATTTTTTCAGTAAAATATTTTCCAATTCTTTCCATACGCTTTTTTCCATGCCGTGCTGATATGTCCATCTTTCCCGATCTATTCCGTTTTTGCCTTCACGTGGTATAAATGTTCCGATGCTTCCGTGTAAAATAGAATAAGTAGCAGCATTTTCTGAATGCGCAACAATTTCGAAATCTAAACGCGCATCATCCAGCTTTCCGTTTAAGTCGCAACCTAGCGTGAGCATTACTATTTTACCGTTGCCATCTTCTATAGATAATTTTTCAGGTATAATGCCTATTTCATAATTTCTGATATTCTTCTGCAGTTCTGTCGCTTTAATTTCTTCTGCAGAAATTTCATAAGCTTCACCTAGGCATAAATTCATAAAAGTTTGATGCAAATCTTCCTTACGATTGCCATCAGGTGGATTTGCTTCCAGATAATCCAGCACACATTGTTCCCAACCGGCATTACTAGGTGGTGCATTTAATCCAGAAATATGGTAAGAATAGTTTCCTTCCTGGTATGGAATAGCTGTTGGAATCCATTTGCCATTCAAATTCATGTCGTATTTATGTTTTTCTGTAAAGAAATCGCCACATTTTTGACATATGTAACCAACACTTTCATGAATTAAACGGTTATTTTCATTTAATCTATATGTAATTCCAGCGGTTTCTTTTGAATTTTCGATAGGTATTGACCATTCTAATACTATCATTTCACCGCAACATGGACATGGAACATGCCATTTCCGCTGATCACCAAGTAAATAAACCTCTTCAATATTCGATGGCCGTGTTTCTGGTGTGGAAATGTAGTACAGCTTCATCTTATCATCATAAGCAGCAAAACGTTTTTCAATCATTTTACGCGTGCTACCTGATTCTTTTGACTTATTCTTTGCAGCATCAAAATCATCTATAAAACCATAACGGATAGAACGCTGACGTAATAATTTATGATTGCCTGCGCTTCCAGAAACTAAACTACCACCGGCAAATTCTTTTTTATTATTGGTATCACCGGTTTTTGTGTTTCTGGCACGCTGTACAGTTGGTTTTATCAAATGCCGGATTCCGCAACTGTCTATTAATCCATCAATTTTAGTAACTGCTTCTTCTGATAAGTCTGAATGACCAGTTAAAAGCATGGTAGTTCCAGGACTTTCTGCAATTATCCAACCAATTGCCGGTTCAATTACACCTGTAGAAAATCCGATCTGTGCGCCTTTCATCACAGAAATGATACGTGCTGGATGGTCCGGCATCATACAATCTACAATTTCACGGCAATATGGTGTACGATTATAGGAAAACGGTCCCGGCATGCTGCTTTCTGCAGATGTCATTACCCGATTTCTCTCTACCCATTCTGATGGCTTAATATCTGAAAATCGGATGTCTAAAGATTCCAGAATTTCGTGTAATGTTTGGTGGTATTTCGAATAATCAACTAGCATTACAAATTAATTTGTGCAATTGGTGATTGAATATTTTTTATTAGATTATGACTGATGTGCGTGTACAGCAATGTTGTTTTTACAGAAGAATGTCCGGCTAATTTTTGAATAAGATTAATATCTGTTCCGTTTTCTACCATGTGCGTAAATGAAGTGTGGCGCATCAGATGTGCGTAAATTCTTTTATTTTCAATGCCAGCTTTATCTGCATATGTTTTTAAAAACTCATTGATGCTTCTGGAAGAATACTGCTGTGAATTTTGTCCGTTAAACAGATATTCTTTAGGTTTGTACATTTTATAATAAGTACGCAGCAATTCCAGCACGTTTTGATTAAGCATTACTTGTCTGTCTTTTCCACCTTTTGCATTGATAATATTTATGATCATTCTGCTGCTGTCAATATGCGTAATTTTCAGGTTAATTACTTCTGATACTCGAAGCCCTGCGCTGTACAATAATGACAAAATTGCTTTGTGCTTTACATTGGTGCAGGCATTAAATAGTTTCTGTATTTCTTCTACAGATAAAACAATCGGTAATTTTCTATCGCGCTTGCAATATTCAATGTATTTAAATTTGTTTGGCTGTTTCAGTGTGTATATAAAAAAACATTTTATGGCAGAATGATTTGCGCGCTGTGTGTTTTGTGTTTGAAAAGTTGCCAGATAGTCTTTGATCTGTTGTTCGTTAATTTTTACCGGTTCCGTAACTTTACCTTCAAAATAATGTAGAAAGCATTCGATGCAGCTAACATAGTTTTTTATGGTTGCCGGACGAAAACCTTTTCTGGTAATTTCATTCCTGAATAAATCTATGTACTTGGGAATATTCATGGTTTAATTATTTGGTTATTAATAATTTTGATAGGTTGCTGTATATATTGTATGTTACCAGCAATTAAAACGGACTATCAATCTCTGTCCAAAAAGCCACGTTTTCAATTTCAAAATCTCGGTCATCATAGAAGTCGCAAAATTCGCTTCCATCTAAAATACCTTCATACATTTCCGCAACGTAGTATCTACCACTTCTTGTGCATACTAATACTTTGTCGCTCTTTTTGCCATCCCATCCGCCAGTCATATAGGCAAGTGGCTTTTTGTTTTCAATCTTATACCAAATCATATTTTCGTTTTTAAATTGTGAATATTAACTGCTGGTAACAGCGATTTGGTGCTATTATTTTGCCTATAAATTTTATCTAATGCTTGAAGTATCTGCAAGGCAAAATAACAGACACCAAGCTGCAAAACGTTATGCGCGACGCTCACGGAACCATTCAACCGACACGAAATGTCCCGGAAGTCCGCTTTGAGCAATTCTTTGTACCGCAAGATCTCCGAACGGAAATAAAATGCTTCCGAGATTATTAGAACTACTACCGCCTTCGAAGTTGATCTTTTTACCCATAACAAAATAACATCCTGTTTTTTTAGCTAATGGTCCAAACCAAGGAGCAGATCCGCGTTCCGGCAAAATCAAAATTCCGTTGTTATGCTCAATCATTTTTTGGGCCCAGATTTCTTTTTGAGAAAATGGCGGATTACACCAAACAAAACCGTTCCATTCTGCCGTTAATCCATTTTCGCCGCGACCATCCCAAAGGTTGAAAGTTGCAATATTTGTATGTTCACCAGCACACGGATCTAAATTGAAAGTTCCGAGCGCATCCGTAATATATTTTGGAGTGCGTAAACAATCATTCTTGCGCAGCGCATAACCGGCGTTTTGCGCAATTGCTGAATCTGTGGTATTTGAACTATTTGTTTTCATAATTTTGTTTTGGTTTATTGGAAAATATGCGGTTCTAAGTCAGCAACTGACGCAAAGCGCACCAACGTTATAAGTCAGTTTGTGGTTATAAGCATCTTTTACATTTTCTGCATCTCATTCCGCCAGTAACTAAGCAATAGTATGTTTTTTCATGCTCACAAACCGAACTTATAACATCAGATTTATTCAATTTATTAATTTCAGTTCCTTTTAAAATTTCAAGTCCTTTCTTTGCCAATAAGTATGGCTTAGTAGTTCTTGCTAACTGAACATTATTCATCTGATAATCCATTATTTCTTCAAGTATCTTTTTAATTTCTTCCATATTGTATAAATTAATAAACTAAATAAATCTGCAAAACGTTAGCGGCAATTTTTCAACTCCGCTTCTGCATCACCTATACACTTGTATAACTGAATTAAAAAGTGGTTAGCTACTTCTCTTTGATGTTTTGTTTCCTTTACATCTGTGAGTAGTTTTATTTTGTCTGCATCTTCATTCCACTTTTTAATTAGACGTTCCAAAGCAACTACACTCATAAAACTGCCGCTAACAGGCACATTGCCGTCATTGGCGGTTTTCAGTTTAAATGGAGTTATTGGTTTCTTTTTCATATTCTGCTATCTTGAATTTTTCTACTTCTTAATCGCCAACGAACGGCAAGCCGCCAGAGCGTTATGCGTCAGGCTAAAAGACCGTTCCACCTTAACATATTACCGACAACAGTCCAATCCACAAATGGACGTTCTGCATATTCTTTATCGTAAGTTAATGGACAGCCTAATGCAGCATCATCAATATACATTTGAGCATAAGCTTTTGGGCTTGTAGTCCAAGTGTGTTGAGTTGGATTAGTTTGTATTCCGTAAAGTGGTATTTCATTTTCTTTGAACCAATTAACGGCATCGGTTAAATAGTTGCCACTTTCAAGGTGCAATTCGTTATCCTCACCAGTAGGATTAACTATATCACTTCGCATTGTGAATAATACTAATTGGTGTCCATTTTCAACCAATGCTTTTAGTACAGGAACGGCTTTTATATCCTTTCCCACTTTTGGAAATTCGTGAGTTACACACGTTCCATCAAAATCAATTGCTATTATCATATTTTTAAAATTTAATTCGTTAAACAAAAGCCCGAACGCATAACAAGGGTTTGTAGCAATAGGGGCAGAAGTGCAAATTTTGAGCTGTGTACTTCTAATCAGCTTTGGTGGTAGGTTGAACAGTAGTGCTATAAATCCCCTACTGCTACAAGCCCCAAAACGTTATAAGTAAGTTTGCATTTCGTTTGGCATTCCACACTTTGTGCATCTGTATAAATAGTGTGTATTTCTCATAAGTTTCCATGTATGATTGCAAACCGAACTTATAACATCAGATTTATTCAATTTTAAAAGTTCGGAATGGTGGTATTCCTCTGCGTATTCCTGCATTGCTTGAACAATATATGGTATTGATTTGTCAGATGTTTTTATACCGTAAATCATAAAAAAAGCATACAATTTTTTATGTAAAATATCTTTTGGTTTTCTCATAATAATACTTTTAAAACTAAATAAATCTGTTAATCGTTATAAGCCATTTTAGCGGATACCCAAAACCTTACGCATTGCAAATTGACAATCTGAATACCCTTGATTTTTTGCTCTATGGGCAGTATATGAAAATATACCAGCAAGAGTTGAAAAGTCAAATTGACAATTTTCATTACTTCCGTAAAATTCATGTCCTTCTTCGTCATACAATACCCAATGGTCATCATTGGTGTTTACAAAGTAAAATCCAAAAAGAGTATTTAATAACTCTTGCTGTTGTTCTCTTGTTAATTTATCTGTTATCATTTTAAAGTTGATTTGTGAAGAAAAACGGCTTATAACAGCACATACCCAAAAGAGGGGTTTTAGTGGTTATATGAACATTTTTGCTTCGATTAAACATTTTTTGTTATATTAATTTTTATACTTCTTAATCCCTCCTTCGGGTATCTGCAAAACGTTACCTGCAAATGCTACATTAGTGTTCCCAATAACATTTCGGTTCAAAAAACATTTTAAATTTTTGCCTACGCACTTTTAATACCATTTCGTTTTAAATTCTTTTGCTATCAGTTCATTCATATTTCCCTTGTAATACCTTGCGGTTTTTTCATTATGTATTTCATAAATTCCTAAGTGTTTCGGAAACCACATCATATTAGTCCAATCAACACAAAACGCAGGGTTTTCTTCTTTGATTAAAAATTCTTCCTTGCTCAATATCATTGTTGTTTCGTCAAGTTTTTTGCACATAAAAAGATACTTGTCGTATTTTTCTGTTATCGCTTCTAACTTCTCTTCCGTCACACAATTTTTCAAATCAGCGTGTTTGTGAATGGCTTGTGTTGTTTTCATCCAGTCATTAAATATTCGTTCTCTGTCCCTACTTAGTTTTTCGCTTTCATAATTGCGGTAATGCTTATTATCTTCCATCTCCTGTTTAAATCTAAGAATTGGAGTATCTTCTTCAAACGATACAAATTCGTTGTTCACTATCCAATTCTTATCATCAATTCGGGTAATATTGCTTTTACTTGTCGATTCAGTTCGCAATGATTTAGCAAAAAACCATCCCATAAAACCGCAAATAATTAAAATTGTAATTGTTTCCATCGCTTAAAATTTAAAATGTTTTTGTTTCGTGTTCCAATTAAAGTTTTGCCATAATTAACCGCATCAGCAGGTAACAAGGTATTTGTGCAAGTTTTGCCATCAACATTTGTGCTTTGAATTGAGCATTGTGCAAGGCAAAACCTGACACAAATACCCAACCGTTAGCATCAACCTTTTTAGTGCCATTCTGTAACATCGAATTCCGAAGGTAGTAATCCTAATTTTTTACCATTTGGAAGTATAGCGGAAACTGCGCCATAAGAATTAACCCAAACATAGTATTCGTTGTCTTTTAAGCAAATATCATCTTTCTGTATTCCTAAAATATTACTAAACATTGGTAAGTCAGGAGTTACATTTTTAGCAACTTTTACTTTTAAAGGAACTTTTCCTCTAAAATTTGCAGGATAACTGCAACGACCTTTTCTATTTGATTGCCATTCTAAAGCAGGTGAAGTTAAGGCTAATGCTAACATCGGTTTTAACGCATTGCTACTTTCGGCATTTTCTAAAACTGTATTCATAATTTTATAGTATTTGTGTATTTGTAATGGTTCTTTTTAATTCTAAGCAACGACGATAAAGCCGACGGACGTTATACTAATACCTGTGTGTTTTCATTTGTATTTCCTGATATTATATTTAGTTTAGGTTCAGATGGATAGCGCATTTTATTAATAAATTGCTGAAAAATACTGGCTGATGCTATTGCAGCTTCATCTGCACTTTTACTATTTAGTTCCACATCTTCAAATAATTGTTTATTCTGCTGCAGCAGTTGTTCGAATGATTTTTGAAATTCTGTTTTTGGTTGTGATTGCATGGCTATTTTTTATGTCCTATTTCAATTTGTCTGCTTTCAAAAATATCAGGAAGCACATCGCCATCCGGATTAATCCGTTTGAATGCGGCTAGCACCACTTTGGCATTGTTTACAATTACACCACCAATGTCTGCCATAGCATTTGCCCGGTCAATTTCTTTCTGAAGATCTTCGCCTTTTAAATCATCATCATTTAATCTTTCCAGTTGTTCGAACAGGTGATTGTTAAGGTCTGATAGTTTGTTTTTTGTGCTCATTTTTTCTGATTTTTCGTTTAATTTTTGATACAATCTTTATAGTCATTTTTAATTCTTCCGGTAATTGCAGAAACTTCTGTCTGTTCCGACGTGCATTTTCTGATCTGGTAATTAGTTCTATATTTTCTTCTTCACAGTTCAATGAATTACCATCTTTAAACCATAAACAATGTCCTGGTGGTATCTTTCCATATTTATTTTCGTAATTGTACTGATGCAACAACTGCCATTTTCCTAAAGAAATACGAATGTATTTGTATTGTCTGCCTTTGTTATCATTTCTGATTACTATTGTACCATTTTCAGGATATGCATTATGTGTGATGTGCCCTTTCTGAAACATAGTTTTTTTTACTTTTTCGTAAGTTTCAGGTGACATTTTTTTTCCCTTTGTATGTGATTCCTGTCCTTTCTTAAACTGACTGTCTTTTTTTCGTTGTTCAATAATTTCTGCAGGAACAATAAGATTAAGTTGCTGCATACGCTTTCTAGTGAAACAATTAGAACGGTTTATCTTTGCCGCCATGTATTTTATCGGCATCTGCAGATAATTTTTCTTTATAAATTTGTCAGTCTTTGCATCTGATGTGGTTCTGTTTTTTAAAACTTCGGCTTTAAATTTTCCTACTACTGATTTTGGTACAGTTAAACCATGCTTACGCATATAAACACCTACAACACTTTTTGATACACCAAATTTGCGCGCCATATCTGCGCCGCTTTCTTCTAAGCGGTGTGCTTCTATGTACTTAATTTGACTGATTGATAGTGATAATTGTGGCATTTTAAATAGAAAATATTAAATAATTGTTTGTTTACATTCTTTCTCCAACTCCTTTGCGTAGTGAAAATTCTTCCAGTACTTTATTCAAATTTCGTTGTGATTCTTTTACTGATTTTGTTATTGAATTATTTAATTCACCAGTCATTTGTCCTCTTAATTCCGCTAGTTCTTCACGGCTAAAATCTTTTCGTTTGGTCCACTCTGTTAAAATATTTTCAATAGAATTTTTAAATTGACTAGATACGCTGGAAAAATGTAATTGAAGAAGTGATGAAACCATACCAGTTGGTATTAATTCACCTTCCATTTTTTCATTTTTCTTCTTTAAAAGTTCTGTTTCTTCTGAAATCTTTTCAATTTCAAGCGCTTTTTTCTTAATATTTAACTGATGAAGTGATCCATTTCCTGATTCTTCCGTACCTGCTGATGTTGATTTATTGCGTTTGCTGGTTAATATTTGTTGTGATGTAACAGAATTATCTGTAGTTTCTGTATTTTTTACTGAATTTTCTGTACTTAATTTACCTTTTTTGGATAACTGATGTTTTAAAAATGATGCGTTTATATCCTTCTGATCATCTACTTTTCCATCTGTTAATTCAAT